GACGTGACGCGGGCAATGTCGCCGGATGCGGTATGCGCGACACTGGACACGTTGGCAGGGATGGCGATGCGGGCGGGGTTCATCCGAAAATCACCCCGCAAATAACGCCTACCGTGAACGACGCCATGACAATGCCGAGGCAAAGAACCGCGCCGTTAAAGAGTTCAGAGTTATCATCGTTCATTTCGTGGTTTCCAGTTCAATCGCGCGACCGGCGCGGGTGGTTGATGTATCAAGACGGCTAACCATCAACCTCATGCGGTTTAGGTCGTCGGTAGATCGGGGCGGGTTGCGTTCGATGTTGCCGATTGCCAGCGTCAGGTTGGACATGGCGGATTCGAATGTGGTTGGCGCGTTCATTTGAGCCACCGAATATCTCCGTCGCGCATATCAATGCGGGTCTGCATGATGCCCTCATTGAAAAAACCGATAAAAGCGACGACAGCCCAAATTGCAGCAGGCCAGTTTTCTACCGCGACATAGCCAACCGCCCCTATCGCGGCCAGTGTGAGGCTAAACCACCTTCTCGTTCCGGCCCGAACGATGAACCAGAAATCACTCACAGCACCACCTCTTTAGCTACGGCAAACCAGTCGGTTCGCGGGGTCATAACGGATTCATTCTCTTCGTCTCCTTCGGCATCGATGCACTCATGGCACCACCCGGCGTTGTCAACGTCTTCCCAACTGTCGGCTTGCCATGCGCCGCACTTCACGCACTCACATCCGTGCACTTCTTGTGGGTCGCCGTATGTCATATCGCGTATCTCCAATCGCGTTCTGATAACCGCAACCGTAATCGCTGATTTTGGAGATGACAAGAAAAATATTTCGCCACGGTGGCGATTATTCTCTTGATCAGGGCGACGGGTCCGGTAGGGTGGTGGGGCAGATTGGAGAGAAAATTATGCCGCTAAATCGTGAAAGCGTCCGCAAACTTTATGAGCGAACGAACGGAAAAACTTTTGAAAACCATCCCTCAAATCAAAAAGGAGAGGGTCATATCCGCGACCTGATCGAAGAGGGTTATCTGGTCAAGGTCGATGGTCGCTGCGGTTTCGAGTTGATCAAAGACGGCATGTTGAAGTGGACGCCAGCCGCCCACGCCGCATTCTCGGTCGAAGCATGACCCCCCTAAAAACCCGCGAATACATCGCAGCCGCTGTGAAATCCAAGGGCGGTTACGAATACGCCGCCCGATCATGGGACATTCAGAGCGGTAATCTGAAAGCGGTCTGTGAGGGTCGCGCTAAACCTGGGCCACGTCTGTGCAAGACGCTCGGCCTTACACAAACAGCGGACGGCGGATATGTCGTCACGCGGAAATCAGGAGATAAATGATGGAACGGTTCCATAAAATCGACGACAGCGCCGTGATTGTGCGGGTCGGGAACGTCTATAAGCAGGTCGCGGCGTATCGTCGGGGATCGAACGTATATGCGAACGTGCGCGGCGGGTATGTCCGTCTGTTGCGCGGTTCCGGCACGTCGGTTCCGGCAATCACATGGGACGGAATCGAAGCCGACGGCGTCGAATGGACTGGACCAGCGCAAGAGCCGAAATACGTTGGAGGTGCGGCATGAAACTCATCATCGAACGGGCCGACGCGCTCGCAACACTGTCCCGCGTGACCGGCGTGGTCGCGCGTAACTCTAACGTGCCGATCCTCAATAACGTGCTGATTACGGCGAGCGACGACGGGCGCGTGACATTCCGCGCAACAGACCTAGACATGGAAGCAACCGCATCATGCGCGGCCCAGGTTTCCATTCCGGGGGTTCTGACTGTCGATGCCGGTAAGCTTCGCGAAGTCGTGGCGAGTGCGGCGGCGGGCTCTGAAATCAGCATGGAACTGGACGAAAGCGACGATCCACGACTGGTCGTTAAGTCAGGACGTTCGCGGTTTAAGCTTCCGGTGATCGGGGCAGATTCGTTTCCGTCGTTTCCTGTATCGAGCGGCGACTCCACGTTTGAGGTCGTGGCGAACGACGTAACGAAACTGTTTAAGGTTGTGTCAGGTTTCGCGTCTACCGAAGTGACCCGCTATTACCTCAACGGAGTTTATCTGCATATCGCAGACGGGAAACTCAGGGCTGTAGCGACAAACGGACACGTTCTGTCTTATCAGGACATCTCGCTGCCGGTTTCGGCACTTGACATGGGCGGGGTGATTGTCCCGAACAAGATGGTTTCGGAAATCCTTAAGGCGGTCGATGGGAAATCCGGCGAGGCGACTATTTCAGTAAGCGGCACATCGATCACAGCTTCAGTCGGCAACCACTCCATTCAGTCTAAAGTCGTAGACGGATCGTTTCCCGACTACACCCGAGTAGTCCCGAAAGACACCACGTCCGTCGCTCTTTTGTATTCTGACGATCTGGTCGCGGCGGCTCAAAGAGCTTCTATCGCGTCTGAAGGCAAAGCAAAAAGCGCCGTGTTTTTGTTTTCTGGCGACCGGCTTGAAGTATCGGGTCGAGGTCAAGCTGAGGCCCGAGACGAAATCGAATGTGACTTCAACGGCGCTGATTTGCGAATCGGTTTTAACTCCGCATACGTGATCCAATGCGCTAACGCCATCGACGGGGCCATTGAAATCCTAATGTCCGATCCGGTGTCGCCGACCATCTGGCGAGCGCCGAACGACGAAACGGCACTTTCCGTTCTGGTCCCGATGCGCCTGTGAAAAAGTCGTATCAAGACCTTATCGCGGAAAAACATACCGCATTCGAACCGGCGGGGATGAAATCAGTCCCCGCGCTTTCATCCAAGCTCATGCCGCATCAAGAGCATTGCGTTGACTTTGCGTTAAGAGCGGGAAGGTCAGCCTTGTTTCTCGACACCGGACTAGGCAAGACGTTTTCCGCGCTTGAGTGGTCCCGTATAGTTTTCGAGTCCACTAACAAGCCGGTCCTTATGCTAGCTCCACTCGCGGTTTCAGGCCAGCACCAGCGCGAGGCCGAACGGTTCGGGATCGACGCTGTAGCGATTAGGGAGCCGTCTGAAATCACCGGGGCGCGGACCTATATCACAAACTATGAGAGGCTTGAGCGGTTCGACCCTAGTGAGTTCGGCGGCGTTATTTTGGATGAATCGTCAATCCTGAAGTCGTTTACAGGCGTGACAACACGATCACTTATCGAGGCATTCAAAGACACTCCATACAGGCTCGCTTGCACCGCAACGCCAGCCCCGAACGATAATATGGAACTAGGACAGCATTCGTCGTTCCTGGGCGTAATGAGGTCGTCAGAGATGCTTGCCCGGTGGTTCCTCGCCGATCAGGCGAACATGGGGAAATATCGAATCAAGGCGGCGGCGGTTAATCCGTTTTGGGAATGGGTCGCCTCGTGGGCGAGGTGCATCTCCCTGCCTTCCGATCTGGGCTTTTCTGACGACGGCTATATTCTTCCCGAAATCAAGTTCGAAAAACATATCATCCGGGCAGACACGTCGGTTGACGTTGGAGGTGAACGTGACGGGCAAATCAGGCTTTTCAGAACGCCCGATATGTCTGCAACCTCGATCCATAAAGAAAAACGTCTAACTGTTCGGGCCAGGGCGGAACTTATCGCTGGACTGGTCGCGTCAGAACCTAACGAGCCGTGGGGGGTGTGGTGTGATACCGATTACGAGGCTGATGAGCTGGCCGCACTGATACCGGAAGCCGTTGAGGTTCGCGGCTCAATGTCGCCCGATACTAAAGAGAGAAACCTTGTCGCGTTTTCGGAAGGCCAATCGCGCGTGATTATCACGAAACCGTCAGTGGCCGGTTATGGCTTGAACTGGCAACACTGTGCACGCGTGGCCTTTGTCGGGCTGTCATTCTCATATGAGAGTTTCTATCAGGCCATCCGTCGCTGTCATCGCTTCGGACAGTCTCGACAGGTTCACGTTCATGTCGCCTGTGCTGACACTGAAGAATCTATCTGGTCTGTCGTTTCGAGAAAATCGGCAGACCACAACGCCATGAAGACAGCGATGACAGCTGCCATGAAAAGGGTAGCGGCAAGCAGCGGCATTCTTGAGACATACGACCCCCGAGTGCCGGTCACTCATCCTGAGTTTTTGAAGGTATGGAAATGAACGTCCTAGATCAACTAGTCGGCAACAAATACGCGGCATACAACGCCGATTGCGTCCCGTTTACCGAGGGGCTTCCAGATAACTGTCTGGACTTTAGCGTGTATTCGCCCCCATTTTCGTCGCTGTATATTTACAGCGAGAGCGAACGCGACATGGGGAATGTCGCTGGCGATGGGCCGTTCCAGGAATTCTACCGCCACCTTGTCCGAGAAAAGCTACGCGCGACAAAGCCGGGTCGGTTGACGGCGGTTCATATCAAAGACCTCGTTTATTACTCGAACGCTACCGACAAGGGCGACCGTGGGCTTCGGGACTTCACTGGCGACTGCATCCGAACGCATATCGAGGAAGGTTGGACGTTTCATTCCCGGATTACGATCTGGCGTTGCCCTGTAAAGGAAATGCAGAAATCAAAACCAGACGGGCTGCTTTACAAGAACTTCCGAACCGACGCCGGACGGAACCGACAAGGTATGCCTGAATATCTTGTAGCGTTTCGCAAGTGGGGGGGCGGCATGAACGATACCCCGCCCATCGTTCACGATCCGGCAGAGTTCCCCCTAGACACGTGGCGCGAGTGGGCCTCGCCGGTATGGATGACGACACAAGAAACCGACGTCCTGAACGTAAAAGCAAGCAAGGATGCCGACGCGGAAAAACACCTCTGCCCGATGCCTCTCGACGTGACGGACCGCGCCGTTCGACTTTGGTCTAATCCGGGAGACACTGTGTTTTCGCCGTTCATGGGGATCGGATCGGAAGGCTACGCAAGCCTCCGGGCTGGCCGCAGGTTTATCGGGACCGAGCTTAAGCCTGGGTATTATAAAACGGCCCTGAAGTATCTGGCCGAGGCGGAAGCGATGGGAACTTCGGCAGGGCTGAACTTCGCATGACCCCCGCAGATTACGCTTACGCCCTCATATCCGCCGGTCACACTGCACAGTCGGCCATGATCGCTACCGGACTTAGCGCCGAACGTATTGCGGCTATTGCTCCGAAATCCCCGCGAAGGACCGGGTTTAATCCCATCGTCATGCGCGCGCCGGTCGCAAGGCCGGTCGCGATCCAATACGGGCCATATATCCCCGCTAAAACCGCGCGCACGAAAATGATTATTGCGCGGGTCGCGGCGGAAAACGGACTAACCGTGGACGACATAATGGTCAGGAGCCACGCCCGTAAATACTCATGGCCGCGTCAGAATGCGATGCTGGCAATCCGTAGAGAAACGGGCCTATCCTATCCCGCTATAGGACAGATTTTTAAGCGGGATCACGCGACAGTCATGGATGCGTGCAAAAAAGCGGAGGCGAGAGAGCGTGAAGAATAACGATCTAATCAATACAATCCGGCTCAAGCTTCGCGTCAAGCCTCAAGCGGCGAAAGTCATCGCGGCAATGGTGAGTGAGCCGGGGCGGTTTTTCCCGACGAAAGACATTCTCGATGTCGTCGATTACGTCTCGACGGATGGACGCGTGGGCGGGGTTACCACTGCGTCACAGGTGATTGGCGAGGCCCGATCTGCATTACGGGACTGGCAAATCAGGGCGCGGATCGTAACTCTGCAAAAAACGGGATATGTGATGACCGATGAATCCGCCAAGGCGGTTCTGGATTTCATCGCGTGACCATCGCGCTACGCGATGACCAGGAACGCGACGTGGCGGCAATACGTGACGCTCTGGCAGAATATCAGTCGGTGCTATTCAGAGCGCCTTGTCGCTACGGCAAGACGTTTGTTTCGGCATACATGACGAAACGATCCGCCGAACGTCAACGGACTGTGATTTTCGCCTGTCACCGGGATTCTATCCTTCGGCAAACGTCGGCGACGTTTCAGCGGTTCGGGATAAAGCACGGGATGATCGCGAGCGGGTGGCCTAGCAACCCGTTCGCGTTCGCTCATGTCGCATCCGCCGATACGCTGCGAAACCGACTGGCGATGCTGGAAAAATGCAAGCT